AACATATTTCTGAAATCTTTTAAAGTTTGCACTGTATTCTCCTAGCTGTGTAGTATCTATGGCGTTGTCTATGTAGTGCTGTAAAACATTATCAAGCATGGTTATTAAATCTTCTATGAAGTTATCATCCTTAGACCATGTATCAAAGTGTTCTAAGTTGACTGAAGATAAACAACAGACTGCTGTTCTTTCTTCGTTAGTAGGTAAAGTAATCTCTGAACATAGGTTGCTCTGTCTTATCTTTAGTCCTAAATCTTTTTGTTCTTTAGGTAATGCCTCGTTACATGTATCTATATTAATCATGTATGGTTCACCTGTCTCTGCTCTAGCATGAATGATTTGCCACCATATATCTCTAGCGTTTACTGTCTTAACAGCTTCGTTAGATTTAGGGTCAATCAATCTCCAGTCATCATCTTTTTCTACAGCCTGTAAGAAAGCATTAGTAATGTTGATTCCATTATGTAGATTAAGATTCTTTCTATTGATGTCACCACCAGATTCTTTTCTCATGTTAATGAACTCTTCAATCTCTGGATGGCTTATATCCATGTAAGCCGCGTAAGAACCTCGTCTTGTTGTACCTTGGTTGAAGGCTAACATCTGAGAATCAACTACATGCATGAATGGAATTGAGCCAGTTGAACGAGAGCCATGAGCAGTAGATACACCGTTACTTCTAATGTCTCCCCAATATCCACCGATGCCACCACCCGAACTTGCCAACCAAATATTCTCATCATAATGAGCTGATAAACCACCCCTACTATCAGGAACATAATTAAGAAAACAACTGATAGGAAGCCCACGAGTGGTTCCCCCGTTACTAAGAATAGGAGTGCTAAACATGAACCAACGATTGGAACTGTAGTTATAAAGTCTCTGAGCCAACTCAAAATCTGTGTTACCTTTGAAGGTTGCTCCATAGACGGAGGCTCTTGCGAACGCTTCTTGTGCATGTGTTTCTTTCTCCCAAAAATATCTGTCTTTTAATGTATCTATACTAAACTTATCAAAGGTTTTCTCTCTGTCATAGTCTATCTCTATTCCTAAATATTGTTTAGTTCCTACCTTGTCTTCAATCATCTTTCTTTTCCTGTAAGTGTAAAGCTATTATAGCATAATGTATTATCTTATGAAGCTCTGCTTTTTTATTATCTTTCTTTCCAAATCTCATAGAGTATTTCATTATGTTACCAATACAAAAACTTTCTCCGTGTCCGGCATCTATAATCATATCAGTGGCTTGGTACTTTTCACCTGCGTAATGTTGTTCATAAGTTCTATCTATATTTCTTCTTATCTGTATCAGTGTATTTTCTTCGTTAAACTTATATGTCATTTTTCCATTCCTCTGGTAGCGTTTCTTCGCTGTACCATCTAAAGTTATTTGCCTCTGCCCATTCGGCATGAGTTCTTTTTGTTCCGTCTTTTCTTTTCTTAGCCTGTGGCATTGGAGCATAAGGTTTTTGAAATAAGAATACTAGCTCTCTGTGTTCAGGGTCTAGGGCTTCTCTAACATGTATGTACTTACTGTACTCAGCGTAGTCCCAGAACCTACCCTTAGCTTCTAACAAGATAATCTTATCGTCAGTTATCTTTACAAAGTCTGGCTCATATCTATGATTAATAGTGTAGTCTATCTTTTCCCAATGGTGTTTCCAATCTTTAAGAATAGTTTGGTGTATCTCGTATTCCCACCTGCTATCATATCCTTTAGGTACATCAACCTTCTTAGGTCTAGGTTTTCTTGGTACTCTTCTAGGCATTTAAATCTTCTAGTGTAAGGTTAGGATTTTTCTTTACCTTTTTATTAAACCATCTTAAACTGTAAGCACTTAACATAAATCTATTATTAGCAAAGAGGTGTGTTTGCTCCGGTATAAATTCGTGTAAGTTTTTCTTAGTTATCTTAGTAGCGTCTTCTCCTTCAGGTGTCATTGTTCTTATCCAATCAATGAGTAGTGATTCTGATTTTCTTCTTAGCTGTTTAGACTTTCTTTGGTTCATAATTTTTTACAAGTTTCCAGTAATTTAAAATGCTGTTAAACATTTTAGTGTGTTTGTTTTGTGTATCTTTATCCCAGATATGACAAGAGATAAGTTCTGTGTCTTCTCTATCTACAAATATAGATACTCTTTCCACATCAGTAAACCCACAACCTTGAGCATAGGCAGACAACTGCATACCATGTTCATCGTATACTAATTTAGCAGGGTCTTTGCCTTCTAAGTTGTCCTTAGTTTTAAAGTCAACAAAGATACCAGACTTAGAATATAAGTCTATCTTACCACCATAGCCCAAGTCAGCACAGAAGGAAGCTTCTGCTATCCATTCTTCGTTAGGGAAGTTATCATTTAAATAGTTCTTAATGATACAGTAAGTTTCTGTTTCTTCTTCTCCTAAGAATCCTCGTTCAATCATAGCGTGAATCTCAGTACCTTTTTTTGCAGCCTCTTGACCAATCCTTTTAGAATCTATCTTACATCTGTAAGCAAATTCTTCTGTGGATTCCAATACATTTTTCTCTAAGGTAAGGGCAGAGTTAAGTGCTTGGTTTATTTTCCAATTCTCTAATGAGGGTTTAGCTATCATACCAAGAATGGTAGTGACAGAGGGTACTAGGTTATCTTTCTTAGCATCTCTAAGGGTAGTGTTTCTTTCCTTACCATTAGCACCTATGACTGTGTACATTGGGTCTCCCTCTTGGGTATACCAATGACCAGATTCAGCTGTTATTTTCTTAGCCGACAGTTTATTATATACTTCTTGAGTAGATGTGTCAAGTGTTTCTTTATTTTTTTTCATCTTCAGATTCCTTAAATGCTTTTATAACATCTGATGAGAATAACTTTTGGAGATTAACTAAGAACATTTTACTAGCGTTATGGTCACCACCTGCTACAGTTTTAAATGTATCAAGCTTATCAACGATAGTTCTTAGTACATCTGTTTTAAATACAAGGGTACAAAACTCGTTGTCTCCTACACATAAGTTATGAAACCAATAGTCTGATTCAGTTGCTCTAATACCAGAAGGTTTGTTCCATGACTCATACTCTATACATATGTTTCCTGTCTTCATCCACATACCTTTCTCTGATTTAACTTCTATCTTCTTACCGGTTAGCATGTCCTTTATCTTGTCTTCTCTTATCTCTCCATACTCTAAATCAATATCAAATTTCTTCCTGTCTTCTTTAGTGGGTTTCACTCCAGTTAGCTCCTATCTTGTATTCACCATCCAACGGACAGCGAAGGTTAAAAAATGTACCTGCTTTTATTATACTATCTACTGCTAATCTACCTACAAAATCTGATTGGTTTACAGGTACTTCTATCTGCCATTCATCGTGTATGTTAGCTACGAATTTGTAATCTACGTTGTTTAATTTTAACACATCATCTAGGATAACTAAAGCTTGTTTCATAACAATAGCTCCTGCTCCCTGTAGTAAAGTGTTCAGTGCTGAATGTTGATTACGAACATAAAGCTTTCTGCCATCTAATCCCTTGAGATATTTTTTTGCTGATGCTCTTTGTACTCTATCCCTAAGAGATTTAAATGTAGGTTTATTATCAAAGAAATATTGTCTAGCTCTTTTACCGTCTGCTGTATTTCCTCCAACCACAGACCCAAGCTTTTCATCTCCTGCTCCGTACATAAGGGCATAGATGAATGTCTTTGCCTTATCTCTTGATTCAAGTTTTGCAAGTTTTTGATTTGCTGTGTGGATATCTCCGTTAAGTATTTCATTTGTGTATTCCTCGTCATCCATATAATGTGCCAACATTCTAATCTCTAGACCAGAAGCATCAACACCGATTAAAACATTACCTTCTTCTACAGTCCAACATGCTCTGCACTCATTACCATAAGGGCTATAGACTGCTGGTACTTGTGCCATGTTAGGGCTTCTGTGTGTCATCCTGCCAGTGATAGCACCGTTAGGTATAACAAAACCATGTACCCTTCCGTCTTCTTCAGTAGCTTCTATCCAAGAATCTATCTGAGCTATACGCTTCTGAAGTAAAAGGTACTGAGCTATGAGGTTAGCTTCGTGTATATGAGTAATAGCCGATAAGGTTTTCTCATCTACTATAGGCTGACCTGTAGGTGTAAACCTATTAGGCTTCCAACCGAAGTCAATAAGATATTCTCCTATCTGCTTACGGCTACCTAAATTAAAATCAACTAACTTCTGTCTCATAAATGTCTCAAGGTTTTGAGTCTTGATACAGTTATCGTATTCATCATCTGTTAAGCCACGCTTAGATAACTCTCCATCTTTTTTAATGTAAGGGGTAACTGACTTATCATCTACCCACTTAGGTTTAAAGGTACTGTGTACCTCTTCCTCTATTGCTTGTTTCTTTTCTCTGAGTTCTGCTAGTAAAAGTAATCCATTCTTAGTATCAAACTTAAAGCCGTTGACTTCTTGTTGTTTAATAATACCAGCTATGCTTTGCTCAATAGCTATGCAGTCCTTACTGAATCCTTTACTCTCTCTTCTTAATTCTTTAAGAACAACTGCGTTAAGTTGTACATCTCTTACACAATAATCTAACATCTCTTTAGAATAGTTAAGGTAGTCTGTAAAGTTTATCTTATGATAACCTAACTTATATCCCCACTTCTCTAAGCTGTGTCCACCTTCCCTTGAAGGATTGAATAGCCTAGATAAAACAAGAGTATCTATTACAGGTTTCTTAGACAAGTCCATACCACTAAACTTTTCTACCACCGGTATGTCAAAACCTATAATGTTATGACCTATTAAAGTTTCTGCCGAAGCTAACATGTCGTACCCTTCTTGTAGTTTATCAGGAGGGAATTTAAATATCTCTCCTGACTCTACATCTTGAGCAACGATACAATGTACCTTGGTAGCCTTAAGGTCATCCGTCTCTATGTCAAATACTAACTGCATTAAAAAGCCTCGTCTGCACTGTCATCAAATTCTATATCTTCATCAGTTAACTCAGCTAGTCTGCCGGTATCTCCATCATAGATTACTCTACATGCTAGACCTACATCACCAGTGTACCTAGACTTAAGCACACGAAGTCTTGTAGTCCTTGCTTCTTCTGGGTCATCTGATTGCTGGTTTCTTTCTAAGGCTATGACACAATCACTAAGCTGTCCAATACTATTTGAACCTCTTAGATGTGATAGAGATACTTCAACACCGTTCTCATGTCCTTTGTTACCATCAACTCTACGCAAGTGTGAAACTAAAATGATTCCTGCACCTGTCTCTTCTACTAAACTTCTTAGTCTAGTCATGATAGTATCAATGGCTCGTCTCTCATCTCCATCATGAACTGCACTGACTAGCATATGTAAATGGTCAACGACCACCCATCTGCAATCACATCCAATAATCATGAAGCGAAGCTTGGTAAAGATATCATCAATATCATTCGTGCCAAAGTGGGAATGCACCCAGACTCTATTACGATTCTCTCCGTCATAAAGAATATCAAACATCTTATCTAATTCTTCTTTAGAAAACTTATCTCTTTCTTCATCCACATATAGTCTAGCATTAGCTTCGATGGATAAGATACCATCAATGGTTCTTCTCCAGTCTTCTTCTAAAGCAATGATACCTACATTGTCTGTAGTGTTCTTTATAAGATGATGCTCTAGTTCTCTAGTCACACTAGACTTACCAAGACCTGTGCCACCTGTAAGAGTAATCAACTCACCCTGTCTCATACCATATAACTTTTTATTAAGTCCTTCGTATGGGTAGGGAACACAAGGTTTTCTCTCACGATTATTAAACTTATCTCTCTGCTCCGTAACATTTATAACACCTGAAGGTGTGTAAACTTTAGCTGACCACCAACACTCAACAAACTCTTTGTGTCTGTTAGAACGTAACATATCGTTAGGGTCTTTGAAGCCATTAGGTAGTGTAAGTATCTTAGCCTTACCCGGTTTAAACAGTCTAGCAACTTTAATAGAAGCTTCCTTACCTGCCTTGTCATTATCAAATGCAATGATTACATTCTCAAACTCATCAAAGAACTCAAGGCTTTCCTTGATATCTTTAACTGCACCTTGTGCCCCACGCTTGATAGATACTACTGCCCACTTAGAGCCGAGTAGTTCATACCCTGCCATAGCGTCACACTCACCTTCGGTTATGGTAACATACTTACCACCCTTAAACAACTGCTGACCGAACAGCCCTGTCTCGTTGTACGTTCCAGACATAAAGAAGTCTTTGGAAGTTACGTTACGAACCTTAGTAGCTGTTAGCTCATGACCATTATAGAAGGGATAGAAATGCTTAACGACATTACCTTGTAAGTCGTGCATACTTTTAACCCCATACTTAGTAGCCGTGGCTTGGGATATCTGTCTATCCTTTAAGGCATTGAACTGCCCACCCTCTACTATGTCTGGTTGCTTAGTTGTAGTTGTTGTTGTCGTTGCTGTTTGCATATCCTTTCCTCCACATGCTTTGTTATAACTCGGCATGAACTCACCACAACTGAAACACTTTGCTGAATCATCTTCATTGATTCCTACAGCATCACTACTGTTGCAAAGTGGACAGGGTTGGTGTAGTTTATCCCACGTTTTTTCCATGTTAGCCCTCAATATAAACTAAGACTCTTCCGAGTCTGTGTCTACAGCTTCTTCTTCTTGTTCTACTATAGCTTCAGGGCTTTCCCTTAACACAGTTTCAAGATTGCTTTGATGTCCTTGTGAAGCATAGTTCAAAGCTTCAGTCAACACGTTCAATGTACCTATCTTACTGATAGATACGTTAGCACCTGCTCTCTTCTTGTCATCTTCAATCTTTGAAACATCATAG